ATCCACTTCGTCTTGCCAGGCTTCCCTTGACGTTGTGAAATGTAAGGTAATCCTGGTGAGGTGTGACGATTAACAGGCTGGAATTTGTCATCGCCTTCAATCCCCTTGACAGCTTCCTCGTATTCGAGTACACGAATAGGAACGGGAAAGTCGGCATGGTTTTCACGAAGACGAATGGAAACATCCAGAACCGCCTGGTCTAGGATATCGCGAGGTACTACCCCGCATGTCACTCCAGCTTTGCGCACGCCATTCTCGAGAGGGGAGATAGTGATTTCTTCCCCATCAACAATGCGCGTAAAATCGCGAAGTTTTGCTGGTTTAGTTGTGGGTTCGGTAAGCACACCATGCATTGAAGATGGGCGCAATGAGGTACGCGAGGCTTGTGGAATAGGAACATCCAACTTCCCCACGTTCAAGAAGCCAGAGTCAATCTGGCTTTCTTCAGATGGTTGAAGGAGCGCAAAAGCGCCGTCGCACTGAGCTTCACCAGGGAAAAGATCCCGAGCTTGCTCAATGGTCTCTCTCAGAACAATCTGAGAGTAATTCGTACAAGTTTGCTGCGCATTCGAACTGACATGAAAGCCAAGTATCTTACCCCCACGGATGACATTCGAGTTGACAAATAATAGTTTGCCACAATCACCGGGTTGTGTGGGCATGCTATAAGCAGCTACTTCGTGAGTATTGTACGATTCCTCTGCACCACCGACTTTGAGCTTGTATCTAGTCTGGGCAATGCATGTAGCATTTCCATATTTAATGTCATTCTCAAGAGCACCGTCTACGTAGTTGAGACCAGACAGTGTGGCAGAAAATTCGCCATCATTGAGTTTATGGGCTTCAGTTTGGGAAACGAAGTGGTGAATGATGTTTTTTCCACGCGGCATGCTTCTGGACAAGTTAACAAAAGCTAAGTCCATGGTTTGATTGATAGGGTCGACGTTAGCAACGTCGTGCAAGAAGCCAGAAGGGCTATCATCGCAATTTATCCTCTTCTCAACCTTACCATTGGCACGATTACACAAAATAACATATTTGATTGGGCGACCAAGTGTCGCCACAGACCGGATATAATCAAGAAAATGGCGCGGCATCATAAAAATTGAGCCACACACATTTGTAATTGTGCCAAAATTGGCGTCAGGGCGAGTAGTGTCCTCAAACGCTACACGCATATGATATTGTTGATGACGTACAGACGAAAGCACATTAAGCATATTTTGATCAATACCCATCTCCGCTTTACCAACGGTACGCGAGATATTTACATTGCGTTGCACTCGCGTATGGGAGCGATTCTTTGGCATGAGATTGCGAGTATCGCTCTCTACATGAGGAGTAGGACGCTTGAGATAATTATATATTTCATAACAGGCTTTAATTAACAAACCACCAAAAAAACCACACCAGAAGGGTTGTTCCAAAATAGTTTTTGTACATACGTGAAGAACGATTTGGTTTCCTGAGCGGCCGCACTCGCTGATTTCGCAGCAAAGTGACGCGCTTGGTCAAAATAAGAAAACCTCCTCTCAATTGATAAATCTATATCATAAAAAGATAACATAAAAGCGAAAAAGAGAGTAAGGTATATACGAGAGGGAATATGTAGTGGAGATCCGTGATCTCGTACCTCGTACGTTTGACGACGAGCGTGAGACAGAGCATGAAATTCACGCTCCAACAGACTAATTATATGTTCACGCGACTCCAAAACAGGAAGTGATTCCCATTCCGGAACGGGACAATACGTCAAATGCGTCGCCCAGTCTAGAAAATCTTGAACAACTGGAACGCGCGCCAATTCAGTATCAGCGATAATGAAATCGGGAATTGCTTCATCATCAGCACCAATTTGAGCACGCGCCTCAGCGTATGCAGCGACGTACTCATCCAAATTTCTTCCGCCCTGCAGCTTAGCAGCAAGGTCGGTTTTGAGCACCTCAATAAATTGTTCATAATTAAGGATACCCTCAAACTGGGGATTGTTGCGATTAATAGCAGCAAATCTACGGAACTCATACACATCTGTGTTGATGGGAGCCCGTCGTGTGGGGTCATTAGGAAAGAGAGGAGCATTTGCAAGTGCAAGCGGCACATTTAAGCGCGTACGCACTACACCTGTTGCAGGATCCACTTCCTGAATTTGATACTCAGGTTTGATGGACACCATGTAGGAATGAGTTAGTCTATTCCACACGGCATCAGGGTACGTCAAACATTCAACAGGTAGACGCAAATTGTTGGTACTAAGCAATAACACCTTTGAATTGAAATAGGTGTTTGCTTTTTGGGAGATATCAGCCATATGAAGAGGGTAACCAAAGTTGCCCACGGCGCGAATAATCTCAAAGAATTCGAGGTTTGGCGCGCCAGCAGTATCTTTCATCTGGCCGAAATCGTCATAAATAGTGATAAATTGGTCACAGTAACCATCCCAGAAGACATTCTCGACGCATCGAGAATACATGTGATCGCGAACATTTTTAATGTCCACGGAAGCACACAAGTCTGCCGAGATAAGAAACTGGAGGGATGTTTTGCCAATTTGGGATTCTCCGACCAACCACACAGGAAGGGGAGAAGGTCGAATACCTTCGGCAAGTGAACAAGCAGCTTCAACCGAAGATTTGATACGTGCAGCTCGTTGGAGATCACGCATCATCGCCTGTTTAAGCTCTGGCGTAAGAGCAGAGGAATACTTCAAAAGGAGACGATGTCCAACTGAATAAAGCTGGAGAAGGCGATACGCACCCTCGCGGGTGGCAGCCAATGCTTTAAGATTATGTTGCAATGAATACAGTTCAACTTCAGACATCCATGCTTTGATTTCTGGAATACAGTCAGAATAAAGCTTTTCATCATATCCACA